GTACAGTTCAAGAACTCTCTCTTCGGATGGATTTGCGTCCGCCTGATTCTTCCAGTTCCAGAATTTCTTCTGTTTCATTGTTGGAATCGTCCTCCTTTCCGTCATTGTTGATATCAACATAGGCCGCGCCTGCGAGAGGAAGCGGCACCATATTGCCGTTTACGAGGTAGAGATTACCTCCGTCTTCATCAGAGATAAGGTCAAGGTTCTCCAGTTCCCGGATGTCGTTTGCGCTCATCCAGCCGTTCTGCCTTGCCGTTGCATAGCCCTGCATTCTTGATGCGTAATCTCCACGGAGCAGACCTTCCACATTGAATTTCACGAAGTGGGTTTTCTTTTCGTCCGGGGTGAAAAGCGTCCGCTGAATGGACTGCTCCCAGCGGATCACCCACGGGTCGAGGGTGTACTTCACAAACTCAAGGGACTGCTGCTCAATATTGGAAAAGCTCGACTTCTCAAGGTCGCCGACCATGTGGGGCGGCACTCTGAAAATTCGAGCTATTTCGTTGATCTGAAATTTCCTTGTTTCAAGGAACTGTGCCTCATTCGGGGAAATGGAAATCGGCGTATACTTCATTCCTTCCTCAAGGACAGCAACCTTATTGGAATTGCCGGAACCTCCGAAAGTGTTCTGCCAGGATTCCCTCACACGGCTTGGGTCTTTTATCGTGCCGGGGTGTTCAAGAACTCCGGAGGGAGCCGCACCGTTGGCATAGAACTTACTGCCGTATTCCTCGGCTGCGATGGCGAGACCGATGGCATTCTTTGCCATAGCGATCGGCGAGTAGCCGACCAGTCCGTCAAAGCCGAGTCCGGGAATATGAAGCACATCCCTCGGCGATAGGATCACCGTGCCGTTGTCCTTCAGAGCCTCGTCATTTGACCGCTGATACTGATAGAACAGCTTTCCGTCGGCATCTCTGTCCACGGTCATCTTGTTCGGCATCAAAGGATAAAGGGCTGCGATTTCACCTTTGCCGTTTCTTATGATCTGCGCGTAGGCATTTCCCCATAACAAAAGATGAGTCATCAGCGTTTCTCTGAACACGAATGAACTCATCTCCGGGTTAGGTTCGTCATGAAGAATATGGTACAAAGGATGGTCGATTGCCTTTTCCTTGCTTCCGTCTTCGGTATATCTGTAAACATGAACCGGAAGTTCTGCCACAGCCTCGGAGAGAATTCTCACGCAGGCATAGACCGCAGTCATCTGCATGGCGCTTCTTTCGGTTACCAGTTTGCCTGCCGAAGATCCTCCCATGAAGAAGGAGTATCCGCTTCCGGCAGTTCTGTTTTGAGGACCGTCACGGTTACGGAACAGTCCGCTGAATAATCCCATAGTCATTTCCTCCTATCAAAAAACGAGCAGGCCTCTTGTATCGTAGACCGACTCGCTTGTGTCATTTCCGCACCGGATTGCTCTGTCCAATGCCATAACGGTGGCAACAGCACCGTCTATCTTTTCCGTGGATTTTTCTTTGTCCATTTTCACGTTCCCGGCGGGGTCGGTTCGTGCGTAGACGTTATCCATCATCCATGAAAGCACCGGATGTCCGCCGTGCGCGATTTTCTGTTCCAGCACCAGCTTCATCAGCTCTTTGGTCGGAGGACTCATATCCTTAAAGCCCTGACCGAAAGGCACAACCGTGAAGCCCATACCTTCGAGATTCTGCACCATCTGGATGGCACCCCAACGGTCAAATGCTATTTCACGAATGTTGAAGCGTTCACCGAGGGATTCGATAAACTTCTCGATGTAGGCATAATGAACGACAGACCCCTCTGTGGTCAGGATGTATCCCTGTTTCTGCCAAACATCGTAAGGGACGTGGTCTCTGCGCACACGCAGGTCAACATTGTCCTCCGGTATCCAGAAGTACGGCAGAATGACATACTTGTCATCCTCGTCCAATGGTGGGAACACCAGTACGAATGCCGTAATGTCAGTCGTGCTTGAGAGGTCAAGTCCTCCGTAGCACACTCTGCCTTCCAGCGCGTCCTCATCTACGGCAAATGAGCAAGCGTTCCATTTATCCATCGGCATCCAGCGGACTTCCTGCTTGACCCACTGGTTCAATCGGAGCTGTCGGAAGCTGTTCTCCTCGGCGGGGTTCTGCTTTGCGGATTCACAGGCGGCTTCCACTTTGTCGATACCGACCGTGATGCCAAGGGATGGATTTGCTTTCTTCCATACCTCTGGGTCAGTCCAGTCATCCTCTTCATCCGCACCGTAGATGACGGGATAAAATGTCGGGTCGATTTTCCGACCTTCCAGAATGTCCTTGGCCTTCTGATGGGTTTCGTAGCAGATGCTGTGCGTATCGGTTCCGGCTGTCGTAATCAGGAAATACAACGGCTGCATACGGGCATCGCCGGAGCCCTTGGTCATAACATCAAATAGTTTCCGGTTCGGCTGAGTATGTAGTTCGTCAAAAACGACCCCGTGAATATTGAAGCCGTGCTTGGAATATGCCTCCGCCGACAGCACCTGATAGAAGGAGTTGGTCGGCTGGTACACGATACGTTTCGTAGCGGACAGGATTTTGACACGCTTGTTCAGTGCCGGACACATCCGCACCATGTCGGCGGCAACCTCGAAGACGATGGAAGCCTGTTGCCGGTCGGCGGCGCATCCGTAAACCTCGGCGCGTTCCTCGCCGTCACCGCAGGTAAGAAGCAGAGCCACCGCTGCGGCAAGCTCCGATTTGCCCATTTTCTTCGGGATCTCCACGTATGCGGTATTGAACTGACGATAGCCGTTGGGTTTCAACGTTCCGAAGATGTCACGGATGATCTGTTCCTGCCAGTCGATGAGTTCAAACGGCTTTCCCGCCCACGTGCCTTTGGTGTGTTTCAAACTTTCGATAAAGGCTACGGCATAGTCCGCAGCGTCAGCGTCATAATGCGAATTCTCCGCCATGAAAGCGGTAGGAACATAAGTCTCAAGTTTTCTGATTTTTCTCACCTCCGGGCATAAAAAATTGCCGCTTTTCAGCGACTCTCACTTATCCGTTTTGTGGCTAACTCGACATACGCTGGATTCAGGTCGATGCCGATATAATGTTTCTCCTGATGCTTGGCAGCCACCGCCGTAGTTCCGGCTCCCATGAACGGATCAAGCACCAATCCGCCGTCCGGACAACCGGCAGCGATACACCGATTTGCGAGTTCCTCCGGGAACGTAGCGAAGTGTGTACCGCGATACGGTTTCGTATTGATCTGCCACACATCCCGCGCATTCCGCATTCCGTCCTTGCCGTAATAATCTGCGCGACTGCGGCAGAGGTCAGGTCGGACACCTTCGTAGCTATCCTTCCCGCCGCCTTTATTGTTCAGCGTCTTCCGGCGCTTGAAGTCGACGAGTGAAGCTTCACTACAGGGTTCACGTATCGCTTCACTATTAAAGAAATAAGTTTCGTTCTTCGCAAATAGGAAGATATGCTCGTAAGATTTTGTGCAGCGGTCTTTCACCGGTTCCGGCATCACGTTGGGTTTCATCCAGATGATGTCCTGCCGGAGATACCAACCGGCATCCCGCAAGGCAAAAGCCAGCTTCCAAGGAATCCCGATCATATCTTTCCGCATAGATACCCGCGTAGATCCAGTTCCCCTGATCGCGTATGTACTTCTCCGAATAGGCGAGTACACAGGTACTTTTTTGACCGGGTTTATGCCAAAAGAAAGCCCGGCAAGCCTTCGCCCGCCGAGCAAAAAATGAAACAGTCCGGCGAAAACGCCAGACTGTTATGGTGTACTGTTTACTTCCCCAATAAAGTTGTATCGCACCCTAACCTGCTGCTGCTTCTTACCATCAACCATCATCGGCTCGTAAACGAAAACCTTATCGATGAACGTTGCCACAATCTCTGGCGTTAATTCTTGAATATCGGTGAACCTCTTGACCAGGCTGACGAACTGCACGGCACCATCGCGCTTTTGATTCTCGACAGCAATCAGCTCGTGCAGCTCTTCATACCGCGCCCGGAGCGTCTGCTGCTCTTCTTCATATGCCGCCATCATTCTGGCAAAGCGCTCGGCAGAGAGCACCCCGGCCACTTTGTCCTCGTAGAGTCGGTTGATGATGTTGTCGACCTCAGCCAAACGGCTTTGCGCCGCCGCCAGATCTCGCTGATTCCTCCGCAAGGCTTCGCGGCCACTGTTGCTCGTTGCTTTTTCTACCAAATGGATGAACTTCGTCTCGTGTACCCTGGCCATCTCCGTCACCTGGCGCAGGCTGGCAAGAACCGCATCTTCCAGTACATTCCTGTGGATATAGTGCCGGGAGCAGAGTTTATAGCCGCTATGATCTTTAATATATCGATTTCACCGTTTAGACCGAAGTACTTAAAAAACAAGGACAATACGCGCAGAAAGACCTGAGTAAAACCAACCTCAAAAGGCGCTCTTTACGTTGACAGGTAACATCCGGCTG